TGAGCTGAACGTTGAAAAATTCCAACTTATGAAGACGGGTCACATCCAGTTTAGCCATTCCGTTGACACGCATGACGATGTGTTCTGGAGTTGCTGCTTAGCCTGCTATGCTGCTGTGCAGGCTCCGTTGCCTGGTAGGACTGCCTTCCTTCTCCCACATTCACAGTTTTCTGGGCGATCAGTCGAAGATTCGTATCTAAATTATCCTTGACGAAGTCGTGATTTTCCCTGAAATCACGGGGCGACGGCTGTGACGCTGCCCGCGAACGTGTTGAATTCGGCGATACGCTCGGCGCGTTTCGGTTCCTCAAATACTAACCATATTATGGTGATAAAAATGGAACAGGAATTAGTCAGCGTGGACGACAAAACTCAAAAAATCAAAGTCTTCGGCATAGAAGTTGTGTACATGGCTAAAGACCTGCACATTTACGTAGACGGTGTCGATGTCCTGCAGCAGATGCTCTACGATAAAATCTTGGTGACAGCTGAAATCCACAGAATAGCGGAAACAACCGCTCAGACTGCTCCTCAAACTCCGGCAAGCCTGAAGTGAAGTTAAATGCCTGGGAGAAGTCAAGCCCAAAGCAGTATCAGCGTCTCAGGTGCCGAGAGAAACGTTCCGCCTGAAATTGCCCAGAAGCAGATGGATGAGCAGCTTGGCTTCGGATGGCGAGGAGACAACCAGCTCGCAGGCTACGTTACAAGCAAGTATAAACTTAGCGCCTCAGGAATCGGCTTCGTCGCTCCCCCATACACCGCGTTGTGGGATTTAGTCTGGGGCGCAACGCCAATCGAGGATCTCGAGAAATACAAGAACCTCGTTACGTGTACGCCTTACATCGCGGCATGCCTTCGAGTCAAAAGCAACATGGGCGTAAGCAACGGTTTCGAGCTTGAAGGAAGCACAGAACAGGTCTGTAAGTGGCTTATGGGCTGGTGCAGTGACCATAATTTCCTGCAGACATTGCGTATTGTCGCTTGGGACATGATGGCGTACGGCGGCAACTTCACAGAAATATGCAAAGACGATGAGTCGGACCCGGATAAGTGGTGGCTTAAATGCCTTGATCCGGTACATATGCGTGTCCGGCGTGACCAATTCGGAAATGTCTTTGGGTACATTCAGCTTTTGACTTTTCCTCCTGTCCCTTTCCTTCCTGAAGAAATTATGCATTTCAAGAATGAGCCCAAAAGCAACTGGTACGAGTACAACTATGGCACAAGTGATCTTAGGCCGCTGCTGCTGATTCAGGGTTACATTGATCAGTTCCAACGGGATATGGCTGCAATTACGGCTATTTACACTAAGCCGATGCTCGTAGTGAAAGGTGGAACACCAGAAAAGCCTTTCAACGAGACTCAAATTGTAGACTTGATGAATTTTATTGGGCATCGTGGTCCTTCAACAGACATTTTTGTACGCGGAGATGTCACCGTTGAAGGCATGCAGAGCATGACGCGTACGATAAACGTTGATTGGTGGATAAATTATCTTGAGCGTCAGCGCAAGGCGATTTTGGGTGTTCCTGATATCTTTCTTGGTGAGCCTTCCGGAACTAATAAGGCAACAGCCGAGATCGTTATGCAGGAATACATTACTCGGCTACGGATGCTGCAGGAAATCATAAGCGATGATGTCGAGACGATGCTGTTTAGCCAGCTTGTCAAGGCGAAGTTCGGCGCAGGCACCGAAGTTCCTAGCATCAAGTGGCGCCCGATTGCGGAGCCGACTTTAACAGAGAAAGCCCAGGTCTACGCGCAAGGTCTGCAGCTTGGCGCAGTGACCCAGGTTGAGTATCGGGCAGTTCTGGGGTTACCTGATCAACCTGTAACTAAAGAGCCGGGGGGAACCCAGGCGCTTGGTCAGTTGCCGAAAGTGAACGAGAATATGCAGCGTCTTGGGAACGTTGCGTTCTTCACGAAGGATGGGCAGAACTTCCTTGTTGCAGAAATTGTCCCTCCAAGCAATCGTTGAAGCTGTAAAGGTGGCAAGTGCCGTGAAAGCTCTCGATAGCCTATCCAGATTCAGAGCTGCTATTGTCAATCCTGCGATAAAGTACACTGTTTGGCGGTATGTTGTTGAGGGGTTGGCTCCGAGTCCGAATATCTGTGGCCTCTGCTACAACCGTAGAACCGATTTTTACGAGCTTAAGGACCCGGACGACCTGGGGGATATGTTTCCTTATGGCGAATGGCTAGATGACGATAACTTCGCAGTTAACCAGCATCCCTATTGCAGATGCATCGTTGTGAGAGACCATGATGTTTACTATTAGCCAAGTCAGCAACTGGTGGGGCAAACTAACCAATTGTAGTTGTTGGCCGCGGATGGGATGCAGTTGGCGGTGCGGACACGAAATGAAGCGCCCCCATTGGAGCTGTATGTACTGTAGGATCAGACGATGGTTCGCAGGTAAACTAAGCTCTAAAATTTGGCATTGGAATCGCTACTTCGGTATGCCTCTACCTGCAGGGGTGAAGCCTGACGTCATATTCCTTAACGAAGCAGAATTCTACATTATCTATAGGGACCCACAGCGGCGCCTCCTCATGGTGAAGGACATCTTGTTTCGGTGGCTGTTCCGGGTCTGCGAGCGGTTCGAGATGAAAAACGGCGCAGCATACTCGAAGGCGTTCTTTTTTGTGCGGAAGAACCTGTTCACGCTGCTTGAAACCTTAGCAAACTAAAAAGTGGACCTGAAAAACATGCCTGGAATCGATGAAGACCCTAGTATTTGGAGATTCAGAGTCCGCGATCCTTCAGACTTTGATAGGTTCCGGGTTAAGGAACTGGGGAAGGGCGTGAAAATTACACTTGGCAGAATTAAAGGAACAGGCCGATGGGAAATCCAGAATTACCTGTTCGAAAAGGCACGCTTCAAAACAAGAGAAGAAGTGCGAACTTGGGTTGAAGGACACCTTAAAGGCGCGATCCACTCGCTTCTCGACTTCAGAGCCTATGACGAATACAAGCGTCAGGCATACAACGCATACCTGCAGATTTCAAGCGTACAAAACTAACTTGGAGAAAAATCAAAAATGAGTTCGCAACAAATTTGCCCGATGCTGAAAGCCTGTTTCAAGGCATCTGGCGTAGCCTGTAATGGCAGAGAAGCTAAGAAATGTAATTTCTTCAGAAATTTGTTATTTGACTATTGCAGGGAAAAAATTCACGGCATTTGTCTGTTTTGCAAGTATTACCAGGCTTGCAAAAGGGATGAGAAGGTGAAACTTGAAAAATGAGTTTTCTTGCACAAGGCGGCTATAGCCAGGATAACCGCGAAAAGCTTGAGAAAGCTGTCGAAGCAAGAGAGCAGAAATATGGCTACACGCGAGGTGCGAATGCAAGCCTCACCAAACCCAAACAATATGAGAGTATTGCGGACGCTGACTTCGCGGATCCAGTAGGTTACAACTATCCAGTTGACAAAGCCCATATTCACGGTGCCATCGGATATTGGCAGCACATGGAGCACCGCGGAAAATACAAGGATCCCAAGGCTCGTGCTTTCATAACCGAGCGGATTGTTAAGGCAGCGCTGAAATTCGGTGTCGCGATATCTTGGGACCCAAAAGACCCTGACTACCAGAACCTTCCTTTGGAGCTTAAGAAGCAAATGGAAGGCTACAGCGGAAGCGAGAAAAGTGCATTAACACCCGAAGGCTTCCGAGCTTTCCTAAAGGGATATCTGCATCCGAATTGGTGACTAAGAATGGTTTCTGAAGCTGAAGTAGACCGAATTACACTCATTTGTTGTGACTATGGTCAGCATTTCGGAAGAGGTACTGAGATTGCGGGATAAATATTCGTAAAGATTTTTTGTTTTTTCTGTTTGCCGAGATTGCTTGCCTGATCTGCTTGCTGATTTGTACAATTACGGATTTATGTGTATGCGGTGACTTAGCGTGGAATTGAAGTTTTACACCCAATTTAAGGCAACTGCTGGTCAGGATCTGCAGCAGGCAATGCAGAACCGGTTGATCAACATCGAAGGCGTCGCGATCGATGACTCTGTTAACGCTAACAAGTGGCAGGTTCCGGAAGAGGACCTTGATTTTCTGGTTACGTCGTTGACGGGTGCGCAGCTTAGGGCAAACCACGCTGAGGACGTCTACCAGGTGATCGGCAAGGTTCCTGAGTGCAGCAGAATAGGCAATCAGGTTCTTTTCAAGGCTGAAGTTGCGGATGATCGCCTCATTGAGAAAATTTACCGCGGCTATATCTCAGCTGTAAGCATCCAGGTAGACAGTGACCAGATCGAGTGCAGCAAATGTAAAAACCCTACGCGCAAGGACGGCGTGCTCGTGCATCTATGCGCTGGTGCGTGGGAGATCGTACATAAGCCTCGTGTCCGCGAGCTCAGCGTCGTCGCTTCGCCCGCGTATCTGCACACGGAGTTCAAGCCCGCAGGCTTCGCGGCAGCAATGAACCTAAGCCAGATTGCATGTGAACATGCGAAGCATCCTGACGGCAGCATAAGTTGCACCTGCACGAATTGCTGTGTCAGAACGCAGAAGCACCTGCAGCTTCGCGGTTCGCTTTTGAAAGTGAAGTTGCAGCTTGCAGATTTGATGGATTCATAGTTACTTAACTGTAACAAAGATGGGGGCGCTAATCTCCAAAGGGGATGCAAGGGCCCGACCTAAAACTTTAGGCACAAGCAAAGGAGGAACCACAATGTCTGTTAACGCACAGCAGGGTGGTTCAGCACAACAGGCACAGACATCAGACGGAGTTGTGAATACTGCGCCAGGCGAAACCGCGCCGAAACCGGTGGATTATGTGCAGTTGATGAATCAGCTGACGGAATTGGAGAAGAAGATTAATTCGCCAAACGCCACTGACGCGGAGATTGACGCGATGAAAAGCAAAATCGCGTCCATCGAGGCGGAAGTTGCAAAGAAAGCGACGAAGCGAAACTTGGCGAAGAAAATCGGCGACCTACAGAAGCAGTTGCAGGAAGGCGACGGAGACGGAAACGACGACGGAGATCAAGCGGAGTCAGCGGAAGATGCAGGTTCCAAGGCTGGATCAGCGGAAGGTGCAGGGAAAAAACCCACTGGTAAAGGTGTCATCGCGAACGAGGAAGAACATCTTTTGCCCAGCGCAAACAGCGCTCTCAACAGTGGCTGGTTCAACGACATCCTGAAAGCCCGCAAAAAACTTGTCGGCATGCAATAGGTGACCCGAAATGTCAGTTTGGAGCAAAACAAACTTCGACACATACGCACCGGACCTTGGCGATCAACGCATCATAACCGTGATTGCAGGCGAAGCGCTCACAATTGGACAGGTCGTTGAAATCACAGGCGACGGTACTGTGAAGGCGTCTACGCTAACAGCAACGTCAAGCGCAAAAGTGGAAGGCGTATGTCTGACCAACGCAGTTGCCAACGGACCCGTAAGCGTCATTCGACGTGGGTTAACCCGCGTCATCGCTTACGGAACGGTCAATGCAGGCGACCAGGTTGGCTCAGCAACAGGCGGCACAGTGCAGACCGTAACCGCAGGCAGCGGAGGAACCGGAGCAGTCATGGGCGTCGTCATAGGCAAATGTCTAGTCGGCGCATCTAGCGGCGGTTCAGCGTTTGTGCTACTCAACGCAAGTTAGGTGACCAACCATGAGTATGGTTAGAGACGCCTTCACTTGGGTAGACACAGGCGCAATAGCGTACCCATCTCTGCATAAGAAGATCCTTGAGCTCACGATGCCTGCGCTGATAGTTAAGCAGTTGTTCCCCGAGTTTCCTTTGGTTACAGGCAGAACTGCGACCTTCGTGAAGCAGAATGGGTCCAGAAGTGCGGCTATCAACGAGGTTGCGGAAGGCTCAGAGATCCAGATGGATTACACGCCTTACACGACTGTTACGGTAACACCTTACAAGAAGGGTCTGAGGGAACGCATAAGCCGAGAAAACGTAGAAGACCTGTACATCCCGGTTATTGAGGATCAGCTTCGACGTTTAGCCCGGCGCATGGCGTACACCATAGACTCAGACTGCATGAATGTCATCGCAGCGTCGCCAGGGTACATCAGCGCTGGATCAGGAATTTCATTGGGCGCGACAGGTACGGCGTTCACGATCAGCGGCGGAGCTGGAACGAAGGATATTTTAGCTGCCAAGTTCGCCATTGAATCCAAGAACTTCCTACCTGATAGTTTGCTCTTTAACCCTGTCAACGCGAGAGACGTCATGTATCTGCCGCAGTTCAGTTTATGGAGCCAGTACGGCGAGAACCCGCCGGCTGTGCAAGGCGGCAAAATCGGCAGCATTTACGGCATGACTGTGTACGTCAGTAACGTTGTCAGCGCAGGCAGTGCATATGTTTTGAGCACTGGACCGAACCTTTCCAGCAGCTACGCCCCGATGGGATTCTTCGTAATCAAGAGGCCTCTAACGAGCGACGTCGAGATGAAAAAAGAATTCGACTCTATCGAAGTGCTCTTGACTACTAGGTACAGTCCTGTTGTGTTGAACGGCGATGCAATCGCCCAGATTACAGGTCTTAACACAAGCTAAAACGAGTCAGAAACCCGAATAGAAATCAATTCGTTGCCCCAATCTTTTAAGTTTGGGTCCGTAAAGCCGGTCAGATCCTTTCCTTTTGCGGTTACAATAACAGAAAATTTGGAGAATGAATAAAATGACAATATTTGAAGACCATCAAGCTACGGTTGACTGGGTAAAAGTGATCGCCCGTAACAACAAAGGCGAAATTATAGGCGTCTTTGACTCCCGTAAGAGAACTCGAAAGCAGAAAATAAGCATAATTCTACGTCGCCTTTTCCTCGGACAGAAACATCACAACACAATGACAAACTCAGGTTTCCCTGTTTCAGGCGCATTAATCGCCGGGTTAACTGCGAACCCTTTCATATACGTCGCAATAGGCACCGGAACAACTCCGAGCGCGGCAACTGATACAGCGTTACAGACGGAAGTTAAACGCAAATCCGGCACTCCTACGCAGATTACGACGACGGTAACGAATGATACAGTTGTTTGGGACGTGATCTTTGGGCAAAGCGGAGACGGAATGAGCACAACGATAGCGGTCACAGAAATCGGCGTCCTCAACGCTTCATCAAACGGAACTTTGCTTACTCACTTCGCAAGCTCAACAGTTATGGCGACAATTACCCCGAACACGGCTGGAACCGGCGATACATTCGAAGCAATAGTCCACATGAAGAATGAGCAAGGCAGCTAAAAAGGAGCGGCTTAGATGGCAGTTGGAGACGTAGTTTCAGGGGACTCGATTAACTTAGCTGCTAACGGCTATCTAGACATTTTGCCGACTGGCACACTAGAGTGGGTCATACATAACATCTACCATAACAACACCATACAGATCGAGTACTATGACGGGACAAACAGTACTATCTTCGACACAGATAGTGGTCAAGGATGCTACGCAAGATACAGCTTTCACTGCAGCGCAAACACCCTCTTCCGCATACGCGTAAAGAACACTTCAGGAACAACAGCTAACATAGCGTACGACGGTGTTGTGACTCACACTTGAAAGTAAACGTCCAAACTGACTTCAGCGGAAATTTAACAAGCGATCAGATGACCGCGTTAACATCTTCTTTAAAGAACATGATTGCAGGGCTCCAAGGATGGAGCTTGAATCAAGCTGGCTTGCTTGTGCTGGATTTAGGCGACTTGAACGAATCGCAGTTTCAATCTTCGCTTAATCTGATTTCTCAGCTTATAGGAACTGCGCTTACAGATCCGGTGCAGCTTACGTTGGTTACGATTGTTAATGTAGAAACAGTTATGGTGGCTGGTTAATGGCGCGGTTACTTCCTCAGTATAGCGGTTTGCACACGTTAACTATAACGATGCAGCCGACTAATGAGACACTGCAGGGTACGCCGACGCTATTACCGACTAGTGAGCCCGCTGCCGGAAGCGAGCAGGTTACGTACACGGTTGGAAGCGGAGATCTGCCCGGCTTCAGCATACCGGTATCAAGCGTGATTTACATAGCTGCACTTGCTGTTGCAGGGAAAGTTAACACTGCAGCAACAATCTCTTGGAGAATGAAACTTAACGGCTCAAGCGTCGCGACAGGCTCAACCGCCGTGGCAGCAAGCACATACTACACGCTTATAGTTGGCTACTTTAACGTTGCTGTCGGCAACGTTTTAGCAATAAGCCTGTGGAGCAATCAGACTGACAGCAACTGGAACTACAACGGCTATCAGATTCAGCCCAGCCAAATCATGGTTGACATCAACATGGCTTATTACAACCTCACTTATGTATCACCATATACGCTTTATCCAAACTGGTCAAAAGGAAACCCGCAAAACACAGCCAGCAATTACCCGTACCTTTACATTGGTTCATACCCTTTTTCCGTAAACATAAACAATACCGGATTAATTGCGACGTACCTCCAGTTAGTAACGTATGGCATCTTTAGAGCAAACATCTATGATACTAGCGGCACATACAAGAACAATGGAGCAATAGTGACAAACGCTACCTACTATCCTCTGCGTGCAAGCAATTATATACCTGCATCCATCAGCTTCCGATACCTTCGACTTTAAGAGGCGCCTTTGTTGACGGGGGTCACTGAATACGGCGAAATAGCCGTTGTCTCAACAACAGGCACAGTAATCACAGATACCGGGCATCACATAGTTCAGTCTAAGATTACTGAAATCGGGCAAGTTACTTTTGATCTTCCAAAAGCCTACAAATATACTGCAACAGACCTTCTTGCTTTTGCAGACTCAAAAGTAATTAAGCTTCAAAAAGTGAACACTGACGCCGTAGGCTTTGCTGACTCAATAACGCGAAAAACGAAAGCAGTTAAGACCGATATGTTTGGTCTAGCGGATTCTGCCTTGAAGAATATCCGGAAAGTCAACAGCGACAACCTCGCTTACGCTGATTCCTCCTTCAAGAAAGTTAAGGCTTTAAAGGCTGATTTGCTTGGTTTCGCTGACTCAGCAGCTAAAAAAGTCAAAGTTAACCTGAAGGATGTGCTTGGTTTCTTGGAATTAAGCGTGAAGAAAAGTCGGAAAATCTGCGTTGACAGCCTCAGTTACGCGGATTC